TTGGCCCTTTTACGATCTTGTTGCGTCTAGCCACCTCTCGCAGAAGGTCTTCGTCGGTATATTTTTTCAGGTCACTCATGGCTCTCTCCTTTCAGGACTGCTAATAAATCGCCTGTCATGTGCTGGAGGTCTGTGCTGGGGTTCATTCCCATACCAGCATACCTACGAATAAGTTCTGCCAATTTGATAGCTGCGGTCAGCTTGGCAGTCAGAGCTTCGATGCGGTCGGCGGCTTCTTGCTGTTGCTCAACGTCAGCAACACCTTTCCACAGCGGTTTGAGAAGTTCTGCGTCAGTCATCATGCGTCCCTCCAATAGATACCCAACAGCCAACGCTGCAAGAAGCGGGCAATAAGATGCGGCTTCTTGTGGCCCACCTCAAAGCGGACGTAGAAGTTTGGGTCAAAGGACCACGTTGCTTGTGGCTTCGGACCCGTTTTCAAAATGATGTCACCTTCGTTGTAAGTCATTTCCGCCCCCTGTTCCAAGCCAGCCGCGAAAGTTTGTTTGCTAGATCATCTAGCTCAGCCACGCTGATGTCTCTGTTGTCTAGCAATGCGGTATAGATTGCATTGGTTAGCCTCTTGGATGGAAGCACAGCCGCACCTTGAATGATTGCTGCCACTGCTTCTGACTGCACATCACGATGCAGCATAGCTTCTGGTTGTCTGCGAAAGAACATGCCCATCTCCTCAGTGCTTTTTCTTTTTGTCAAAGCTATCTGCGCTCATGCGAAGGCCAATCCCTATAACCTTGTCACTAATTCCGTGGGAACGTGCAAAGGTATAGATAGTTGCTACTAACTCAGAGATAATTGAAGCGGTGTCTTTGATGTATGTGCTGTAGATTATCAGGGTCAAAGCGCACAACTCTTGCCCCGACATATTGTCGGGAAGCGCTTTCATTATTTCTTCAAGCTTATCTTTAGTTATGCTGGTCATAGTGTTCTCCCAATGAAAAGGACCGGGGCATTACACCCCGGCCAGTTGCTTCTGATGAGGCGGAATCAGAAGAAGTCTATCTCGTCTTCAGGGCCGGGTTTTGGCGGCGGATTATCTTGATCCTTTGGTTTGTTATCTGACAGAGCGAAGGTCATGTATTGTGCGCCATCTTTTATACGCTTCCATGCTGCCATGCGGCGCTCGTTCATGGGGCCAGTGTAATCTGGCGCGTTCTCAGTTTCTTTCTTCTCGTTGACGAAGAGGGTGCCAACCTTCTCGAAGACTTCGATCAGTTGTTTGCCAGATTTTGTCTGGTCTTTGATGAGGACGATCTTGCGATCTGTTCCTGCGTCATTGATCTTGCCTTGCAATATTAGCTTCTGCTGATCAAAGGGCTTGAAGGCTGCACCTTTGTCAGTGTTGTCGTATTCTGCCATGCTTCTGGCTCCTTGTATGAAATTACCAACCGCTTTCATCGGTCGTCTTGCCTGAGTCTGCTGTGTATTTGTTGCCGTCATATTCCCCAAGGAACACATCGGCATTGAATCCAAGGTGAGACAAAGCCTTGGTCAATCCGTCAGTCACCGACATCTTCGGTGCATCTTCATTCGTCCTGCCCTTGGCTGCGTCAAAGAACTTGCGACAGCTGGGGAAGGGGCCAAACACATTGCCGGGACTCTCAGTCCAGACTTCGACATCTGACACAACGGCGGTGTCGCCATTGGACAGATGCACGAAGTGGGTCTTGGCACTCCATCCCCAGCCGCGACCGACTGGACCAAAGGCTTTGGTTGCTGACTTGACCTGATACTGAGGGTCAATTGATGTGAAGGATCGTGCGCCAAGCGTGACCTTCTTGAGATACTTGGGGTCAGACTTGCTTACTTCATCCCATAGTTTCATGTTGTCGTTAGACATTTGTTGGCTCTCCTCTGGCATTGTCGATTGTAAATCTAATCATGCCATTCATTGGTTTCTTGGGAGGCGAAACTTCGTATTTTGTGATTCCACCTTCAGAAGTTCTTCCAGAGCCAAACCGATATCTAAACACAGCATTCATTTCGTCGCCGTGCGTCTCGACCAAATTGTCTATGATAGCCTTGAGTTCATGGAGTTTCATTATCGCACCGTGAAGAGAAGTGATCCGCTCTTGGACCGCTTGATTGTGAGGAGATCGCAGTAGACTTCGCGCTCGTTGTTACCAACCATCTGTTTCAGGTTGGTTTTTGCGTTCTCAAAAGTCTTAGCTGCGGCTTGGTTGTCGATGTATTCGTGGGCGTAGGAGATGAAGTGGTTGTCGGTGCTAGCATCTCGACGGACCATGTTGTCCACCGCAACCTTGTCGATGCTGATCTCTTGGACATCGACACCAACAGGCTCTTCATCCCGTAGAACGTAACCCCAGAAGTCCGACACCACGGCCCACATCGAATCGAAATACTCTTTGTTACGACTGACATAGGCTGACTCCCACCTGCTGTTGCCAAAGATCACTGAGAGGTAGCAGCCGCTTGCTTCTGCGAGGTGGCAGTAAAGCTGAATCTGCGGCATGTATCGCTCGGTGATTGACTCCATGCTGTTGCGATCATTGGTGTGCTTAGCCTCAATGATGGACTTGTATTGAGTGTCAGTGTTTCCCCACATAGCGTCGATCATTCCCTTGGCAGGGACAGTGCCGATCATCTGCTCGAAGCTAAGCTGATGGTGGGCAAGGACGCAGCCGTTCTGCTTCTCAAACCAGCGCAGGTTAAAGTCCTCAGTGTGGATACCCATCTGCACGGCAAGATTGTCTGACAGGTCTTCGCTCTCAGCCCTGCCAGTCTTGACCTGCCAGAGTGATAGCCAATCACCCTGTAAAATGCGGACGCAATCGGACCCGCCGATGAAACCAACTCGGTTCATTGTAGTTCTCCCGTTGTTTGTCAGATACTACTGCGTATGTGCAGCAATGTAAAGGTCATACTTCTGAAGCTGATCTTCAGAGACATGCTTGAGTAGCTCCGTTCTGCGGATACCACTGAGCCATGACTGGCAGATCGCTTCTCCTGCGCGCACACGCTTGACTGTGATCTCCAGTGGGTCGATGCGCCAACCATCAGAGTTGACGCTGTGCGAGGCTGTTTGGCCGCTCTGCGCTGATATGCGGGCGGCGTCGACAAACTCTTTGATCGTCGGCAGGGTGCGCGACTTGGCGGATCGTGCAACCTCCTTCGTAATTGAAGCGAGGAGGTTGCCCATCCGCTCTGGTGTGGTGGGTGAGGGGATGTTGGAGTTGACTGCTTCCATCACATCGGTCGCTGAGATTCGTGCATCAACATCACGAGGCATGTTGAAGCGAGGAACGATGTCAGCTTTGAACCAGTTGGATATGATAGCCATGCGCTGGTCATAGTTCATCGAACACATTCCCCCATCCAGTCTTGGACTTGCGCTCTACCTTCTCAGCTTCGAGATCGTCTTCCCAACGCTCACCATTCAGCCACGTTGATGCGTGTGGGATAAACTTCTGCTCGGTGCCTGCCTCTGCCACATGTTTGGCGTAGGCCAACGCAGCCTGAACGATTAGGTTGGGATCGTTGCGCGTTGCTGCCTTGGTGAATGCAGCACGGGCATCACCCTTCCCAATGCGGCGAGGGTATGCCTGCCAGAAGGCGAGGAAGAAGGGTGTGTCGAGGGGGTGTGCAGATTTTGCCGCCGAAGTAGTAGTATAGTTAGCTATTCTTTTCTTAGTAATATCTAACCTAGTAATATTACTATCTACTTCGTGTGCAGAATTTGCACGGGTATCGTCTTCGTCTGGCATGTCTTCCTCCATCGATGTGATGATGTAGATGTTCGATCCACCTGAACGTGGTTCGATGCGAAGGTGTCCTTCATCTTCAAGATACTGGATTGCTGTGACTACAGACCGAACAGAAACACAGGCATCATGGGCTAGTGTTTCCCTAGAAGGCCAGCATTCTCCATTGCCATTGGCATAGCGGGCTATCGCTAAGAGAACGACCTTGGCTGTAGGATTATTGATGCGCGTCAACGCAATATCTGCTAAGAGATCACAGTGGATAGGCCAGCCCTTGTCTTTCAGTTCATAGATTCGAGCAGCCAATCGGAAGCAGCCAAACATATCAAGCGCCTCCATTGGTGTAAGAATCTTACCTGTTTTCAAATAGTTAAGGACTTGTAGGTTCTGCGCTTCGCTCATTCTTATCTCCCATAAGAAGGTCAAACGTCTCGGCAGTCATGATAACTACCATCTGTGGTTTACCAGTGCGTCTCTTGTAGAAAGCAATGTCTCTGCCAGTCAGCACAGTGAAGGGGCTGGGGAAGGAAGAGGCATCACGATACTTCATCTCACCTACCAGTCTGTGTCCCATGAGTTCGAGGATGAGGTCGCCTGACCATTCCCCTCCCAATGATCCAGAGAGCGGTTGCCGCTTGGCTTTGTATCCTCTGTCGGTAAGCCAATCGACCAACCACTTTTCGTGATAGGTTCCTTTTGATTTGTTTTTGTTGGGCATCTTCCACTCCTATAGCAGTCCATGCACAGCAACCCATAGCTTGTGGATGTCACCATCTGAGCCACAAAATCTATGGTCTGCTGAAAGCAGGCACCGCATTCAACTCTTGGGTAAGACTTCGATTTCGTAGTCGAGCGCATCAAGCCAGCACATCAGCATGAACCCAGAGGGTATCCGCTTGTGTTGCTCCCACTTGTGGATCAGCGAGACTGTGCATCCGATCTTATCAGCTAGTGCTTCTTGGCTTAAACCGCGCTCTGATCGTGCGATTATTAACCTTAACACCAAGTCCTCGTAGCTGCTCGGAATGCGAACGGGCTTGTTGAAGTGCGTAAAGTTTCTCAATGGCTTGCATTACCCTCGCTGCGGTTTCATGGCGAAGCTCTGTGTCACCATTGATGGTGCGATAGTAAGTGGAAGTCGGGATGTCCGCAGCCTTGAATGCTTTGAGCAAGGTCAGCCCACATTCTTCGGCACGTTCCTTGAGTATGGTGATGTATGATTTCATGCCGGGATAACTGCATACTCGCAGCTATATGTCAACCTCGTTCAAGATTTGCCGAACAAAGTTAAGGCATGAGGCGGCAGGAAGGTAGCCAATTAGCTTGCCATCCTGCCACACATAGACACCATCAGGTCTCGTTGTCAGGATCACGGATGTATCCATTCCCATGACAACACTCACACACTTCATTTGTGGCATAGACATCTCCGTATGGCTGGCTGAACGACATGCGAGAATGATACTCAACCTCCACCTCGCCTGCACCATTGCATTCAGGGCAGTCAATCCACCCCTCAGAATATAATTTCGTCATCGATTGGTCCCTCGCAGATGAACTTGTGTTCCTGTTCCCAAGCATTGGTTGCGCGTGAGATAAACTTCTCGCGGTTGAACTTGGGGTTCGAGGCTGCAAGTTTATCCGCCAAGTCATGAAGCTGACTCGGCCAGCCCACCATAGGGCCGACCGTATCTGCAATGAAATCAAAGTGTTGGCGTGACATCTTCATGTTTTCTGTCCTCTGAACGATAGTCTTTTTTCTCAACTGGTTCGCAAACCAGTGTGTCTTCATCGTGGTGATAGAACTCCACGCAAACCTGATCGCCTTTCGCATCAACCCCAACAAACATGTAAACAGTGAAGTCATTGAACCTGTTCACATACTGTCGAAGCGTTGTGATCTTGTGCTTTGAAACGATAGTCGTCATGCCATTTCTCCCCAGAGTTTGTGTTGCATTGCTTTGGCAATCGCATCTTCACGATTGCGGCGAGCCACTTCAGGATTCTTCAGATCAGAAGTGTGGCTAGCCCAGTAGGTCAG